GGACTCGCGGAGGAGAGCGTTAGCAGTCGAGGGGTTAATGCTACTAGCGCGTTGGAAAACTGTGAAACTAGCGCAATCGGTCGTGCGCTTGCAAACGCAGGTTATGCAGCTAAAGGCAAACGACCATCAAAAGAGGAAATGATAAAGGTTGCTCGAAGTGAAATATCAAAGCCAAAACCTGAGTACATTCCAGTTGAAAAAGAGGATGATCCGTGGACGATTAAGAATGTTGAAGCGCCAAAATCTGCAGCTGAGGCAGTTGACTTGGTAAAGGACATTATAGGCGGGACAACTGACAAAGATGTTCCTCGTTGCCCGCATGGCGAAATGCACTGGGCGCATGGAATTACTAAGGCTAATAAACCGTGGGGTCATTTTAAGTGCATTGCTGCAGCTACAGGCGAAATAAATCGTTGTCCTAAAGGCGAGGATGTCATTTGGTATGAAATAGCACCTGATGGCTCATGGCGTCCACAAAAGAAGCGTGCATGATGGAGAACAAAGTCATCATTGCAAAGAACGCTCGACAAACATCGCGAGAAGCTGCTGAGAGGGCTTATCCAAAGTCAGGGACAATGCGTTTGCGCGTTTATGAATACATTATTCGACAAGGCTTAAAGGGCGCAACGGATCAAGAGATTCAACGCAATCTCAACTTATCAGGTGACACTGTTCGACCTTCTCGAATTACATTGTTCCAGGATGGATTGATTATCGATTCAGGAGAACGCAGGAAGAACGCAAATGGCAATGACTGTATCGTTTGGAGATCAGTTGATGAGGGGATGATGTTCTAATGGGCGAAATGATTATTTTTAGCGATGGTGAAGCAACCGTCATGGGAGGCGAGTTTGAAGAACCTCAAGAAATCGTTATTTATTGCGATTTATGCAATGAGCCAATAGCAATTACTCCAGCAGTCAATGACATGGTTTTTCTCCAATGTTTAAGGTGTCACGCCGTCAATGGCAAGCCAACATCGTAAGCATCGAGGTTATGCGACCGAACGCATCGTTGCCAACTATTTGCAGCAGTGGTGGCATGCAGCTACTGTCGGTCGTGGTCAAGGGAAAGATGTTCAAGGTGTCCCGTTCGACATCGAGATCAAAAGTAGAAATTCCCTAGACATAAGTGGAACGCTGCGCCAAATCAAAGCACGCACTGCCAAAACTGGGGAGTTAGGTTTTGCGTGTTTCAGACTCAATGGTCAAGGGGAAGCATCAGTCGAAGAGTTCGTCTGCATGTTGACTTTGGGTGATTTGGTGCAGCTTCTGCGAAAAGCAGATTATGACCGTATCCCATCAGGTGACATAGATTGGGAAAAAACAATGGTTCGTTGCGATAATTGTGGTCAATGGAAAGTTAAGCATTGGAGATGCTACACCTGTGAGCCAAAGGAAAATAATGCCAACTTATGAATATCGATGCCCTTTATGCAATTTGCAAATGGAGTTGGAGTTACCTATGGAGCACGATCTAGTTAGATGCCAGGATTGCGGCGCTCAAGCCAATCGCATTTATTCATCTCCTGGATTAGTTTTCAAAGGAAAGGGTTTTTACAGAACAGACAACGCCTGAAAACGAAACACCGTCCTGACCAGCACTTATAGATAAGGATTTGACATGACGAGTACACTCAGAGGGCTAGAGCCCATCAGGGGCTCAGAGCGAACCGCTAGGCGGTTAGTTCGCTCGGTAGCCATCGTTATCGGGATAACTCTGTTTGCGCCTATGGCACACGCAAACACGGGCTCAATAGATCAATTTATTTACAATCCTAAGAAATACATAAAAGCAACAATGCCTAAGCATGAGGCTAAATGCCTGAGATTGCTTATAGGAAAAGAAAGCGCATGGAATTACAAAGCCATTGGTAATCTTAATGGCACTCATAAAGTCTATGGACTATTACAGATAAAGAACCCTATTGCTCAACACATGAACCCTATGCAACAGATACAGTTGCACATGCGATACTTAGAACATAGGTATCAAGGTTCAGCGTGTAATGCGTGGAAGCATTGGCAGAGTAAGGGATGGCATTGAGTAGCAGCTTAAAGAACAACGGATCATCTACTCGTTGGAGAAAGATAAGAGCACAAGTCATTCGTAGGGATGGCGTATGCCAGCGATGCGGAAGTGATGAAGCGTTAAGTGTCGATCACATAGTTCCTAGAGCACTTGGTGGAAACGATTCGTTCGATAACTTGCAAGTTCTATGCACTTCATGCAATTCACGCAAGGGGGGTAGGTTTTTTGAGAGCACAAGGACACCCCCGACCCTTCCTGTTTCTTTTTACCCCGAAACCGAGTCAAAAGTTCATGACCAGGACTAAACGACCAAAGAAGGCTCAAAATGGCTGAGATAGGCTCACACGGGCTTGAATCGGGCAGGGTAGGGGTAACAGAACCTAGAATCCGCTCAAAAAGCCTAGATTTACCTTCACGCGGTCAAGAAATGATTGATTTCTGCAAAGAAATCGGCTATCCGCTATTGCCGTGGCAAGAATTGCTTGCGATTGAAACCTTGAAGTACAAACCTGATGGTCGATGGGCGCACCCGATTGTGGGAATCATGATTGCCCGTCAAAATGGCAAGTCAACATTCATGGCGCTTCGCATCCTGTTTGGTATTTACAAACTCGAAGAAAAAATGCACTTGGCAACTGCTCACAAACTTACAACATCGGCAGAAATCTTTTTTAAGGTTGGTCAAATGATTGAGGACTCACCAATCCTCCAGGCTAACTTTGCTAAGAAGTACGAGTCCAAAGGATCGCAGGAAATTAGATTCCTCAATGGGGCGCGTTACCTCATTAGAGCAGGCAACTCAGCAGCTCGAGGCATTGCCGCTCCTGATGTCATTCACATTGACGAGTTACGCGAATTTACCGATGAGGAAATTTGGTCATCGATGCGCTTTACTCAAATGAGTAACAAAAATCCGCAGGCAATCGTTTATTCAAATGCTGGACATGCCCAATCGGTTTTGCTTCTCAAGTTAAGAGAGCGAGGACTTGCAGCTTCTCAAGGCGCTGAGGATTCTATTGGCTGGTTCGAGTGGTCTGCCGAACAGGACAAGCCAATCAACGATATTGACGGTTGGTATCAGGCAAACCCTTCACTCGGTTACACGATTCATGAAGATAACATCAGAGATTCGCTATCGGATCGCGAGGACATTTTCCGGACTGAGGTTTTGTGCCAATTCGTTGACATGATAAATCCAGTCATCATCCCGAGCGAGTGGGCGAAGTGCAAAGATGACAAAGTCAAACTGGATGTCGAAAAGGACACTTGGTTTGCCATCGATCTCAGTCCCGACCGTCAACATGCAGCTTTGGTTGCAGGTCAAAGAATAGGCAAAGATAAATTTATGGTTTCCTTGCTGCAGACTTGGTACAACCCAATTAACCTGGATGACAAATTGCTTGCAAACGATGTCGCGACCTGGGTTCGCAAGTATCCCGTCAACACAGTGGCGTTTAGCAAGTCAACCGCAGCAGCAGTTGCCGCTAGGTTGCAACCTGCAGGAATTCCAATTCATGAAATCTCAGGAATCGAGTATCAACAGAGCTGCGATGAGTTTGTTTCGGCTATTTCCTCAAATCGTCTAGTCCATAAAGGGCAAGAGGAACTAGACAAGCAGGTTTTGTCCGCAGTCAAACTTCAAAGAGGTGATGGTGGTTGGGTCATGGGTAGATTGAAGTCAGGAATCGTTTGCGGTGGCGTTGCAGCTTCTATGGTGACTCATTTTGCGACACGGGCTGAAACGGAAGTTGACATTCAAGTCGGTTGACATAATGCTATAATTTGTCTAATGGCTCTGTTAGACTTTTTCATTCCAAAGACTCCTGCTGCTCCTTTGACAGTCGATGCAGCATCTACACCTGCGCCTTTTAACAATACAGGATCAATTTCACCTTTCATTTTTACATCCAGCGCAGCAACACGCGCTCAAGCGATGGCAGTTCCAACAATCGCACGCGCTCGCGGAATTCTTTGCTCAACAGTTGCAAGTTTGCCAATGGAGCAATATTCAAAACTTAATGGCGCACATTTACCGACTCCAGGTGTAATCAATCAACCTGATCCACGAGTTCCAGGTTCTGCCATTTATGCCTGGATTGCTGAGGACTTACTTTTTCATGGTGTCGCTTACGGTCAAGTCATGGAACAGTACGGTGATACAGGTCGCGTTCGTTCATGGACTCGCATTGCACCTGATCGTGTAACTCAGAAACTAAATCATTTACAAACTGAAATTATTGGTTATCAAGTTGACGGTTCAGTCGTTCCTAATCAAGGTGTTGGTTCTCTCATTGTTTTTTACGGTTTAGACGAAGGAATTCTTAATCGCGCAGGTCGCACAATTCGTGCGGCACATGCTTTGGAACAAGCTGCAGAAACTTTTGCAAAAGAGCCTGTTCCATTGCAGGTTTTGAAATCAAATGGAACAAACCTACCTGCAGAGCGCATTGCGAAATTGCTTGAGGCATGGCGTGCAGCTCGTCTAAACAAATCAACTGCATTTCTTAATGCTGATGTCGAATTGCAAGCGTTGGGCATCGATCCAGCGAAACTCCAACTCAATGAGGCGCGCCAGTATGTCGCTTTGGAATTGGCTCGCGCTTGCAACCTTCCTGC